ATTACAAAAGACAACTTGAAACATTACCCCCCGGATGGGAAGAAATACCTATTATAAATCAGATGTTGACAAAAGCGGAAGACCAGCTTGCAGTTGAAAGCACTACATTAAAAAATAATCAAATATCATATAGCACTGTTCGGGCTATTTATGAGCCTTATTTATTGGAACTTATGATGGGTCTTGTTAGTGTAAATACTACCATTAATCGTGATGGTGTTGGCACGGCAGGTATTACTATAAAATTACCGTTAGAAGAAAATGGATTTGTAGAGAATATATTGTATGGAATTGAAAATGCAGAAATGTTTGATTCCGAAAAAATGGAAAAGAAGAGTATTCAGCCTAACCAAATGTCAAATGTAGAAAAAATATCATCAAGAAAATTAAGTATATTTAAGATTGTTCGAGATTCTGACGGTGCTATTTTATATACTGAACGCAGGGAATGTGCATTTCTCCCGAATGATATGGTTCAAGTATATTTTACAAAACGCTATACGACAGGGAAATCAATCGTAGGTATTCCTCGATTTCCGCAAGATTATATTCCGGGATTTACTGGTTTTATTAAGAATACTAATGTTAGTTTTACGGGTGGGCAAAATCCTAATTACACGATAACCATTAATTGTGAGGATATAGGTAATCCTTTGCGTATATCTCGTGTTAATATTGACCCTGCCGTAGACCCTCGGTATAGAGCCGAAGGATTAGGATTGACTCCTTTCGTTTCAAAATTACAAGCCTATGGAGATGAGGAAGCAACAGGACCAAAAATAATCGAGAGTTTAATAAGAGGACGAGAAGGTTATTGGGGTGGAGTATCGCAAATAGAAATATTAGATGATAGGGGTGTTGAACTAGATGGGAATACAGGACAATATACTTTTGCTAAAAAAACTGAATCTGGTACAATGGAAGACCGCAAAGTTCGCATAGCAAGTATGCCTTGGCAATTTGACAAGATACCATTGAATATTTATGAGGATTTGATAAATAAAGTATGGCAACCATATGTATCAGCATTTAAGACCTCCTATCGGCTTTGGGAAAGTGATTATAAATTTCGATGGGATATTTGCAAAGAAATCGCAGAAGTTATGGAATTTGAATTTTATGCTGATAATTTTGGTGTTATTAATTATCATCCGCCTTTTTATAATTTGAATCCTGCAAATATTAAATATTTTATTGAAGATAAAGATATTCTTTCAGAACAGCATAGTTTTACGGATTCTGGCATAGTAACTTCTGTCGAGGTTGTTTCTCAATCGCAATTAGGTATTCCGCAGAATATTGTCAAAAATTTATCAGCATTTGCTTCTGCGGATGATGAATGGATACAACGATATGGGATGCGATTCCGCTCAAAAAACATTCCTGTTTTAGCGGGCAATGATAAAGCATTACAATCTAGCGACCAACAAAAACTTCACGAAACGAGATATCTTTATGCTCGTGCTTGGTTAAACCGAAGAAATTGCGAAGCACAATCTGCAACAGTAGAAATACCCGGAACCCCTGAATATTTTCTTTGCAATATAGTTGCTTTTGTAGGAAATTATGGTGAGTTCATCGCTAAGCTTGCGTTATCTGCGAGGAATCTTGGGGTATCTCCAACAGTAGCAAATGCTACTTTTGGCAATATAGAAGTGGCAAAATCCGAAGTCCCGCTTCCAGCTTCACAAGCAAAAAAATTAGTAGAGAATATGAAAGTATATTATATCAGCGGGATTTCGCATAAATATACCCAAGGCGGTAGCTTTACAACATCATTAAGATTAACACATGGTAGGTTATGGGGAAAACATTTCAATGTCGGGTTTGCCTTTTCCAATGATGAAAATGACCAATTACTACAAGGAATGAAGGAGTTGTACCTTAATCGTCCATCTGATGATATGAAAATGTTATTGGAGTCACCTATGGGTGATAAATTAATGACAACACAATTTCTTCAATTTTTAAAAGAAACAAAAAAAAATGCGTTCTATTCAATGGATTCAACAGCTATACCAAAAACATCCGATTCAGGCGCACCAGAGTCAATATCGCCTATACCAACAGGAAACGAAGTACCATCATTATGAAAAATATATTTGAAAAAGCTGGCGATAAAGACATAATGGAATTATACAAACATATTCGCATTGGTATGATTCTGTCTGTTGATACTATAAAAGCAACTGTTGTGATTCAATGGCTTGATAAGAGTGGCGCTAGAATAGAAGTACCTATCCCTATGCCATTTTGTGAACAAGGTTGGGGTATTTATGCTATGCCATATAAATATGCGTTAGTCCTTTGCGATGTAAGAACATATGAGATGCCCGTGATATTGGCTTATGTGCCACCGAATTTTATGAGTGATGATAAAGCATGGGGTAACTTTAAGACTATTAGTAGTTTTCCTACACATCAAGATGGGTCAGCGTTTGAGAGTGGTGAGATTATTGTGCGTAATTTGATTGGAAGTGCAAAATGCAAAGCATGTAAAAAAATATCAACGATTGAAGCATGGGCTACCACTTACGCATATAACAATCAAAATGATAAAATAAAGATGGAATCTTGTCCTTCTTGCAATGTTCCAGCATATGAGATGTCGAGTAGTGGAGAGATTACATCGGTTAATAAGATACAGCTTGGCATATTGATGTATCTTCAGAGAGATGGGAAATTATCCATTCGATTAAATGATGGGTTAAGCGAGGCAGACGAGGATACGTTTGCAAGCGGGAGTTTGATAAAAATTGAGTTTGATGAACACAGTAATGTGGTAATTGAAGGCATTCAGAATATGACAGTGGATGCGGTTAATGCCACAACCAATATCACAGAAGATGAGATTATAAACAGCAAGAATACAACGAGAACTATTGAAGAGAATGAGATTATAACTAGCAAAGATAGCCATGAAACGACAAACCATAAGCTCATTGAATCCGATGATATTCAATTGGGAGATACGAGTGCGATAACGATAGGACAGGCACAAAAGATTATTACGATAGTGACACGGTTGATGACAGAACTTGCAACGCATTATCATGTATCAGCAGCACCGGGGGTAAACACAGGTCCAATGATAGTTGTACCGCCACTTACTATTCCAACACAGGCGGAGATAGAAACAACAAAAACAAAGGCGACATAATATGAGATTATGGGATTTAATATTTCTTGTTTCAATTTTTATTCTTTATTGGTTATTATTTGGTGATAGATTAATACCAGTGAAAAATCATAGCGTACAGTTTATTCAAGGAGTAAGCAATGTCATACGACCTACAGCTCGATGATGGCGATGTAGTAATTGATACGCAAGGTGATATTACTATTGTTGAGCAATACAGTAAACTGAATCAAGATTTATATAGGATTGTTCTCACATCTCGAGGAGATAATAAGTTTGATACTGCCGAAGGATGTGGTGTTTATGATTTAATTGGGCAAACAATTCCTCGTGAATTAGCTGAATCAGTTTTAGGGAAAGATATTTATTTTGGTATCCAGCATATGATTGAACAACAAAATTCACAAATATTAATACAATCATTATCCCCTTACGAACAAATTTTTTCATTAGACGGTATTGTTATTAATAAATTATCTATTAAATCACTTTCATTTAATTTAATGATAACGACAGTGCAAGGCGCACGAATTGCCTTTGCATTTAATGTTACATAAGGAGAAAATATATAAAGAAAATTTGCCAAGTATGTCGCAAAGAATTTAATGTTTCTCCCTCTGTAATTAAAAAAGGACATGGTAAATTTTGTTCTCGTAAATGTATGGGAATTGTTTATTCAAGGAATTATTTAGGAAAAAATAGTTACATGTGGAAAGGCGGATTAGTAAAACGGATTTGTCAAACATGTCACAAGGAATTCAGTGTAAAACCTTTTGATATCAAAAGAAGTGGTGGAAAATTCTGTTCTCATAAGTGTAAAGGAATTGACATTTCAATTAATCGAGGAGGTAAGAATAGTCAAAGTTGGAAGGGTGGAAAAATAAAAAGAATTTGCCAGATATGTCATAAAGAATTCTTGATTGAACCTTCTAAATTGGGTAAGTATTGTTCTAAAAAATGTAAAATTATTGGTCAACAAAAAGAAAATAGCCCCGGGTGGAAAGGTGGAATAACACCAGTAACTCATAGAATCAGGGCTTCTGATAAGTATAAACAATGGCGCACCGCCATTTTTATACGTGACGATTTTACTTGTCGAATATGTAAACAGCGAGGTGGAAAATTACATGCCCATCACAATAAGAAATCTTTTAGTCAGTTATTAAAGGAAGTTCAAGAATGTTTGTCATTATTTGATTTGTATGAAGGAGCAATGTTATATACTCCATTATGGGACATAATAAATGGCATTACTTACTGCGATAAATGCCATAAAAAACTACATAAGAAAAAAAAGGAGATTAGGCAACTATGACAACAGCTAGCGTAATCAATCAATTAACCCAAAGGATAACCAGAGGAAATACGCCGGATACAACCGATATTTTATTGTATGCACCAATTGAAGTCATTAGAGTTGGTTTAAAATCTGATGTCGCAAGTTATACCGAAGGGCTTGATTATCAAATATTCGGCAATGAAATATCGTGGGCTTTATCTGGTGTAGAACCGACACCCGGGCAGGGTTATTACATAACTTATAAATATAATCCGCCTCAATTCATTAAAGATTTTGATACTATTGCTAATGAGTTAAGAACAGATTTTAATACATTATTGCCGAATCTCGATGTAAACAAATCTGTTGCTCGTGATTTATTTGTTAATGTAATGTCACGGCAATTTTCCGATGAATATAATGCTATACGGCATATATTTTTGATTCAATCATTACAAAACATATCAGAGATAAGCACTGAAGAATTAGATGCGTATGGTGAAAATTTTAGCAGACCTCGTTTACCTGCCACCAAAGCAAGCGGAACGATTAAATTTTATATGAATGTTGCCCGTGCATATCCAGTTACTATCCCTCTGGGAACTAGAGTCGGGACACAACCATCATTAACCAATAACCAACAAATAACTTTTCTTACCACGCAGGCAGTGACAATTGTTGCTGGTGATATATATGTACTCATACCAATTGAAGCTGATGTTGCCGGGATGCAAGGGAATGTTGGAAGCAATACAATTACTATATCAATAGACCCAACGGATATTGATGGAATAATGAATCCTATTGCAACAACAGGCGGAGTTGACCAAGAAACTAACGAGAATTATGCACAACGTCTTATTACTGTATTCAAAAGTAGAAATATAGCAACCACTACTGGTATTAGAGAAGTTGTTCTGGCACGGTCAGAAGTGATTGATGTTTATGTTGCCGATGTCGGAAATCCTGTTATGGTCAGAGATGGTGGGCTTGGCGGTAAAGTAGATGTTTATATTCAATCCGAAGCTGGATTTACGGGATTAATTGAGGACGAATCCTATGTTTATACGGGAGTAGATTATGTTTTCTTGAAGCAACCGGTTATATCTATTACCCAAGTTTTAGTCAATGATATAGCCATACCAGCGGTAGACTTTGCATTAATCGTAGATACTGGCATATATAGCAAATCAACAAGGGCATACGATAAACTCAATATTATTTCGGGTGCATCTCCGGGCGATATCATTAAAGTAACATATTCGTACAATAAACTTTTCAATGACATTCAAGAACTTATGGATAGCGATAGTTACCATGTTGCCGGTATTGATATTTTGATACGGTCAGCGATAGAAACATTTATTGATATTACGTGTACTGTTGAAATACAGAATGGTTATATATTTGCTGATATACAAGATAGTATTATTGACCAACTGACGACTTATATTGAGGCGCAAAATATTGGTTCTCGAATTGTATATGGAGATGTGTTAAATATTATACATGATACATCGGGAGTATCTGATATGTTGCCGATAGCACGGTTATCTCGCAGTACAGAGAATACTAATTCAACGATACAACTTTTGGGGAACGAATATCCACGTGCGGGAACAATAACAGTTAATCAATCATTTTAGGAGAATGTAATGTTTATTAAGATTGATACTTTTGAAGAGCGGAACAATACATTTTTTACTTCAATGTTGCAGGACTTGAATCCAAAAATTTATGCTATTTCAACCGATAGTTTTGTTTTTCAAGAGAAACAAACAAAAATAACGGGTAAAGTACCTTTACCAAATGCAAATGTCATCATATATATCAATGGCAAAGAATCCGCTGTAGTATTATCTGATGGTGATGGTAATTTTACAACTTATGTAAATTTAGTTGATAACGAGAATAATCTGATTGTAAATTATAGTTAAGGAAATTTATGGCTGAAATGTCGCCTATTACTGTTAAATCATCAAAGTTATTATCTATTTTATATGTTTATGCTAAAGGACTTCAACTTCTGGATGACGAATTAGTACGCACGCAAGGTGATACAAATATTAAGACATGCCGGGCAGAAAATATACAAACTATTTGGGGAGATAGGCTTGGTCAAATATTTACATCTGCATTTGATATTGATTCATACCGGACATTACTGTTGGCGTTAGTTAAGACATCACTCACCGATTCCGTTAAACAAAATATTATAGATACTATCAATGCGTATTTCCCCTTGGCGACAATTGAAATCTATGAATATTGGAAAGACCCTAGTTTATTACTTGGATACAATTGGCAAAATGAATCTTTTTTATTTCGTGGGACTGGTCAAACTCAAATTTCAGGCAATAGCTGGAATGATACTCGCCCATGGATACCTAATCTTCGTACATTAGGATTTTTTTTATTTGGTGTACAAATACATTTACGAGGGCTAACTGTTGAAGATATTGAACAAATTGAAGCTTATGTAATACCAGCATTAGATACATTCGTTCGTCCAGCAGGTATATATTATAAAACCATTGTTCTTGATATTATCATAGATGTGCCGGAACGAGTTAGGGAAGAAATCGGCACAAGAGATATTCCATGGGTAGTAAGTATTGTTGGTTTTGGTATGCAACCATTCGGTAGTCCAGTACCCGTTGCATTGAATGATGCGGGATTCGGTTCTCCAACCCGTCTTGCATCAGACGATTATTTATAAAGGAGTGAAATTATGAGTGGATTAAGTTCAAGTTCAATTGATTTAGCAATTTCATCAAAACGAGAAATTGCCCGAATATTGAAAGCATTATTACCGTATGATAAATTTTCTATTGCTATAGGCAGTGGAGTGGTTGTTGCTGGCAAAGAAGTGAATCCTACATTAGGAAATAATTTCCAAATGGAATGGGATAATACAGGTAATCAACTCGTTATTCATAATGATTTTCCTATATATTCTGGCGGAAATTATTATTATATTGATGTCTTAACTCCGGCAACAGATAAATATATATTATTAGCAGACCTTTCGGATAATATTACTCCGTATAATCATATATTTCTTGTTAATTCTGGGAATCCGAATATAGGGAATATTGAAGTGGTTGCTACTGCCAATATAAGCGAACCCACACCTGTTGGTACAAAAATAATATATATTGGGTGTGCATATCGTGGTAGTAATGATGAAATAAATGTAATTAATATGGGACGATTAATAGATGTGGCATACATTGTTTCCAATGTATCTTTTATTGATTATTTGGATTTGCATGAATACAGAAAGGTTTTGATTGAACCGACGAATATTTTGCGATTTACTTCGTTCTTTGGACCCAGCCTTACAAAAACAGTTAATGAAGTTATGTTATTTATTAAAGATGATGCGAGTTTTTTCAGAGGATTTGCTTATTCTCCAGTTACAAGCCATACCTTATTAACATCAGAAAACTTGAGAATAACATGGAAGATAACAATTTAAGGGGGGATTAATTTATGACTGTAAGTAAAAGAGAATTTTATGATTTAGCGTATTGGAAGGAAAAGCGATATGCTACGGTAATATATCAGGCGGGGAAAAATCCTGCTGATTTTGAGGTGGTGGAATCTCAAGATATGGCTAATTATGAACTTCAGCAAGCCATAAATGAACTTGCGCATTTTGGGTGTATTGGAATTTCTTTTGATGTGCAGGCATTAGCGTCACCCGGAGATAATACTGTTCGTATCTATCAGGGCAGAGCCTATGCTCAATCATTTATAACAGGTGCAGAGTTTTCTGGGATTCGACTTGATTTGCCTGATGTCTTGACCACATTCCCATCGTTGACCTATGAACATGCGGTAGATGGATTTGGTTATTATGAATATGATTTTACCAGTGAACAAACAGCAATCCCGCCAGCGGGTTCATACCGGTATGATTTAATATATGTTGAATTTTGGCGTAAAGAATATTTGCCGAGCGATGATTCTGAAATGCAAGATTCTGTATTAGGTGAAACTGCGATTCGAGAAAAATGGTATTACGAATTTCATTTCTTTCAAGGTGATAATGTTATAAAAAATCCTTCAATACCTGCGTTATCTACTGGGCATCATGGTATGAGATTGGCTGTTATTAAGCGTATGAATACAGAGACTGTTGACCCAGCAAGCATCATTGATGTAAGACCAAAGTTTTCGCAAAGCAGTAATTCAATAGGAACCAATCTTGTAACTGTTGGAGCAGTTGGTGGAAATTATGAAACGCTGTATGATGTCATTGCCAGCAGACTTGATGCTAATGCAATCACACCTACTATTGATAATCCTTATACCGTTATTCTCCAACCCGGTATTTATAACTGTCCATTCCAATTCAGTCTCGGAACAATAGGGTATGTAAAGATTATTGGTGGAGGTATAGATAAAACAATACTTGAATTTGAGGATTTATATAGTTTAGCACCGACTGCATGGATAGATATTGGTGCAACACCAACCATAGAATTCTCTGATATGACCATTCGGTTTATTGCTGGTTATACAGCTAACGCTAATTTAATCAATATTAGCGGAGGAACTGTTAAACTAACGAACTGTAAAATCGGACAAGTCAGCACAGGGATGTTATTCGGCGGGATTAATATTGATGCTGGAACGCTGACACTCGTAAACTGTGAAGTAGAATCTCGGTCAACATCAGTTGGTTGTATTCATTTAACGGGGACGAGCATAGTTAATATTTATGATAGCATTATTCGTCAGACGAAATATAAAGTTATTAATAATGAATCACTGACCACTGGTTTGCTTAATGTATGGAATACCACAATAATTGGCAATGATGAGGTTTTGTACCTGAATGGCTATAGTGAATTAAGAAATTGTTTTATATCTAAAGAAGCATGGTTTGCAGGAGATGCTCTGGAGGCGGGTCAAACTATTACTGTGCAGGCATTGAGCAAATTTTTTTCTTGCAAGATATTAGGAACAGCGAGCAATAATATCATAGAGATAGAAACTGATTCAGAGTTTCACGATTGTATACATAACGGTGTAATCACCATTGATTCAGCAGGAACAGCAAAGTTTTTTACTTGTTCATTAACTAATGTTGATGTATTAAATACTGCAACGCCGGAATTTTACAATTGTGAATTTATGGATAGCGCTTCTGTTTCTTTGACGCTTGACACTGTATCAGTAGCAAAAATTATGGATACTGTCTTCAAACGTGACGGTGTGTGTATCACGGCGACAGATGCGACATTCGATATGATTAGTTGTCATCTGGCAACAACGATTGGTATTAATTTAGTCGAGATTGGCGGAACTTGTGTGCCTAATATTCAAGGATGTCAATTTCATATAGGTCATGCTAGTGCGGTTGGCATTAAATTGACTGCAACAACAGCAACACCAATAGTTACCAATTGTACATTCATAGGAAACGCATCAGCGTTGATGTTTGATGCCACGGCGCCAACTACCATGAAAGCCGGGTATATAACAGGGGATACTACGCTTAAAGGTACAAATGTTACGATTTCTAATATCCAGAAAACATTATAAAGGAGCTGTTTATGAATCTTGTTAGTTTTTTCAAAGGATTGATACAGAATGCTATAATTGTACCAGTAGTACCGAAACCAAAACCAGTGATTTATATTCCGAAGAAACCACGATTAACACTGTCGATTGATATATCTACATCGAGAAAATGGTTGGGGATTGTTTGGCATCATTCAGCTACAAGAGATGATTTAGTTCATAATAATATTGATGGTGTCATCAAATATCACAAATCGTTCAGGATTGATTTCAATGCAGTGGCAGAGCCTCAAAAGGAAAAGTTATCGGGCATAGAATATGTGAAATATAAAAATGGCGAATGGTATAAAAAACCTGAATATGATTATTATTTTGCAGAGCTAAAAAAGAAAGAAGCTAATCCTGCTGATAAACGATATTTTGAACTGGCATGGATGGATGTGGGATATCATGGATTAATTGAATCAATAGATGATAAATACATATTCAAATATGGCAGACCTTTATCAATGATTGGCACACACGCAGGATATAAAGAGTTCAATGAGAATTATCTGGGGTTATGTGCAATCGGTGATTTTGACAAAAACCAAGTGCCTCGTATGTTATGGGAGTTTGCATTAATGGTGACGAGAACATTTGTGGATACATTTTCAATCCCAATAGCTAATGTGATAGGGCATCGGGAAGTTTATGATAAGATGAATGTGCCTAGACAGAAGCAATGTCCGGGTAAATTCTGGAATACTGATTACTTCAGGTCATGTTTATAAAAATAAAGACAAAGGGAGGGGTTTATGATATGGGAAAAAATGATTCGGGCATTGGTATATCTGAAAGATAATTGGCATAAGTATTGTTGGTTAGTGTGTATCATTCTGTTGGTGTATGCTCTTATTAAGACATTCTCGCCTAATGTAAAAACCGTTGAAACCGTTACTACCGTAGTAGATACCGAATCATTGAAAAAAGCGGAATCAACAATCACCCAACTCAACACTGATATTACAACAATGAATAGTCAAATAGATAAGCTCAAGAAGATTAATAAGGCATATCAATCAGAAACAATAATTGTAGAAATCAAATATCCTGACGGCAGAATAGAGAAACGCACAGAAAAGCGAACTACATCTAATAGCATAATGGTTGTTGTGGGTTCATCTTCTTCAACAGGAACCAGTACGAACACATCAATATCGACCAGCACTAATTCGTCAACCGTAGAGGCATCAAGCCATACTACGACAAATGTATCCACGATTACGGAAAGAAATCCTATTCCTTTTTGGGCAACAATATTTGGCTATCAATTCCAGAATAAGCAATGCCTGATGGGTCAAGGGATTAATATTGGGGATAATATAATGGTTGGTGTTCTTGGTTCATATAAATTTAATTTGGATGTTGAAGATAAAAAATGGGATGCAGGCGGTGTCGCAATAGTAAGATATTAAACAACAAAGGGAGGAAGTATCATGGGGTGCAAAGACAAAAAGATTCTAATTAATCCAGTAGGCGGATTGTATTTCAATGCGGATGTTAAACAATGGATTTATCAGAAGCCGGTGATTAATGGACTTTACATCGATTCGCTCGTCATTGATGTTTCAATTCCGTTATGTGATTTATTAAAAACCGTTGGGTGTAAGGTTTATTCTACAAGGTTATTGAATAAAGTCTATAAAGGATATGGGAACGCAAATTCGATGGGTGAATCACAGCAGCCTCGCTATCGAGAGTGTGCTATTCAATATTTGAAATCAGTTGTTACTTACGAAGGAAATATGAAGGAAAAAAAATATATCCCTGCTAGTATTTATTCTGAAGGTGATACTATATTAGAACAAGACCAAAATGCTCGTTTGAATTATGCGAAATTTCTTGAAGTTGACCTCTTGTTGACATTCGACGTAACCGCTTATGTTGCTGATAGCGGTCTCGAAGCCGTATGTAATAAAGTAGCAGGGAGCGAGGAAATTGCTAATAATATTCTTGATGAAGTCGCTCATCGCACGAGGTCTGCCGTCAAAGGTGTTAGCTATATGACTGAAAATAATGATTTGAAACATAATACATTGATAGATATTCCGTCGATAATTTTGAGATGCGGAAGCACCTGCGATGTGCGGTCGGCTCAATTATTGATGCAGGGATTTTACAGACAATGGATATCGTTAGGGGTATTTGCGGGTATATGGAAGAGCTTCGGTAAATAAAATCGGCGAAAAGGCATTAACCTATCCGCCGATTTATAGTTTTGCTGTACTTAATTTTTCATTGCATTGCATTACATCGCCTTGCATTACCACATACTACAAAACCAGACCTCACTTTGCTTTACACAATTGGATTTATAGGAATCATCGATAGATGAAACCCCGCCTGATATATTTATTAACTTGCTAATCTTATTTTCTTTTCTGCAACCAAACGGTCTAGTTCTTTCTTTGTTGCATTAGCCCATCGAATCAGGGAAGCATACGATGACTTGGCTTGCGCAATCGTTGTAATCGGAATTCGCTTGTATCCCTCATCTGCCCATGTATATCTCATTACAATTCACCTCCCCTTTGTCTTTGTATAATTCGCCTTCCTTACCTCACCGCAAAAAATTGTTATGGGAAAGAAAACCCTACCAAACCCTACCCTACATTACCACACCTGACATTACCCTACCTTAATGGATAAAGTATATAAAAAAAATGATGATAATTGCAAACCCTACCAGACCCGACCGTACCTGACCTCACCGCACCATATTTTTATAATTTATAAATAATTGCAAAAACCCTACCCTACCCTATCCCGCCGGACCACACATCACCACACACCGCCACACCAAACCAAACCCTACCTTAAAAAAATTGGTTAAGAAATAATTGCAAAAAGCCCTACCTCACCCTACCTGACCATACCCAACCGGACCTTACTCAACCATACCTAACCATACCATACCCGACCAGATTGTTTATTAAAAATTATAAATAATAACAAAAGCCCTACCCTACCTGACATCACCTGACCTAACCTTACCTGACCAAACCGGACCCAACCTTACCCAACCCTATTTTTATAAATTATAAATGATTGCAAAGCCCTACCTTACCTTACCCTACCGGGACCAACCAGACCCAACCATACATCGCCACACCACACCCTACCGTACCTAACCCTGAAAAAATTGTTATTGGAGAAAAAGCCCCTACCCTACCCTACCTTACCCGACCAAACACTACCGCACCCGACACCACCCGACCTGACCATACCCCGCTCTGAACAGTCTATTAAACTATCCAGAGTAATTATAAAATTTATGATTGCAAAAAGCCTCACCCTACCCTACCTTACCATACCAAACCCAGCATCGCCGCACCCAGCCTCACCACGCCGGACCTTATTATAAAATTATATATTTTAAGATAAATGATTGCAAAACCCTACCCTACCTAACCATATCCAACCCCACCGGACCATACCAAGCCTGACACCACCGCACCTCGCCCGACCCGACCATACCCTGCTCTGAATAATTTATTCAATTATCCAGAGTAATTGTATCTTCTCTTTCAAAAGTTTTAATATCCTATCAACCTTTTCTTTTATCTCTTCATTCTTCAAATCAAGATGATTATGTTCAAGCAAATAAATGAACTCCTCAAGAAATGTAAGCTGGCAATGTGCTGAATATATTCGTTGTTCATTTTGAAATGTTTCGCTTACCGTTGTGCCAGCCAAATGTTTCAGTTGCGATTTCAAAACAAACACTTCGTCCGCCTGCGTCACTGCCAACCGGTCAGCCATAAATACCGACAATCTTTCTTCGGGGATACAAACAATCATTGATATCTCATTGTCTGGCATCTTGTAGTCGTTACGGCATTTCAAGACAATCTGACGCAATTCCTTTGATGAGAACGGTCTTGCGTTTTTTGCATTTGCCTCAACGCCTTTAAGATACATCTGTTCTTTTGTGAGTCCCCGAAAGACCTCGGCTTTGATTCTTTCAATGTTAAGTCGTCGGCAGGCTGCAACTCGATGGAAACCATCGATAAGGACAAATTTATTTTTATATTTTGCTACGATTACTGGCGGGAATATGGAACCTGTTTGCATATTGTCTTTGTAACGAACAATAGTCATCCAATTGACTTCGTCCCTCGGATAAAGTGTTAAATCCTCAATCAAATCTTTAATTAAAACATCCCTCAATATCATATAATTATCCTCCTTTGAATAAAAACCCTACCCTACCTCGCCCTGCCACACCGTACCATACACAACCTTACCGTACATCACCTCACCCGACCGGACCTAACCATACCTCAATATAATTTACATAATTTTGTTTTTATTTTTTTGCCTTTCTTGTTCACAAGTACCACACCAATGAGTTTCGTAAGGAGAAACAAATGGGAAATCCCAATGTATATCTTTGAATTGTGATTTTCCCATCAATAAAGGGCTAATTCCTCTGATAGTAACGATTGCCTTCATAGTTGTATCCTTGAATTTTTTCATAGTTATTCTCCTTTGAATAAAAAACCCCTACCCTACCTTACCCTACCGGACCCAACCTTGCCGCACCGAGCCATACCGTACCATACCGCACCATACCATAATAAATCTTATTCAAACAAAAAAACCCAGCGGGGTCGAGATGATAATTCTTCCCCGCTAGGTTCAATATGTTTATTTACTCTTTATCAACTCAAACTTGTCTACTACAAATCTTCCGTTGAATCCTTTTTTCTGCGGTCTATAATCAAGGATTCCAACCCTGCGACCAGAAGTAGTCATTACTTCTTCCATGGCGTGGTCAGATACAAATTCGCCATCCCATTCAATCGTAAAGGTTGCCGTCCATTCATCAACCCTAGCTCTTGACCGAGGAATACGGTTTTTGCCCTGCAATACAACAGTTTGCGTATCAACAACATATTCTTTTTTGCCAAGACCAATTTCCATTGGGGTAATCAGCGGACAAGAATTGATGAAATTACCGCACAATGTTTTCCTGCCAGTCGTTTTAAGCATTTTTGATGCGTTAATAAAAGACTGGATAAAACAATTTGCCGGGATTATCAACTCTGTATTTGGTTTGTTCCCTCTCCAATAAGCTCCTGCGAGAGCTTCCTGTTCGGGGGTAGGCATTGTGCCTTTGTGGATACCGACCTCTTTCAAAAAATCCGCCGTTGTCGGTCTGTGCATCAACAACGGGCTTGCGCCTTTAAGAACAACTTGTGCCTTCAGTGCTATTGATTCTAATTTCGGTTGCATAATAATTCTCCTTTATAGTTGTATTTGTTTACTTACTTGTTTGTTTCACCAAAAAATTCACCATCACCTCCTTTTAATGTGCAACAACAAACATAAACAAGTAATATAGTAGTATTGTATCAGACCTGACGGTTTTTGTCAACAATTATTTTTTGCCAAAAAATAGTGTCCCCGAAAAACATACCCCCCTTGACAAAAGTGTTAGATGTGTTATACTAATAGTGAAGTATAAAATATTAAGGAGGCAAAATGAAAATTGAAAATCATACGCATTACGTGACCATTGATTTGAAATCATTTATTGTACGTGCTATTAAGGAAAGCATTAAAGCAGGTGAAGATAACCGCACTCAAAATCTTACGGTTAAGATTGTACATAGCAAGGGTACTTTATATGACGACCCAGTTGAAAGATACACGGGATATGCTTATTATAATGGTCGTTTTATGCGATTGCGTGTTCCCAAACAAATCAACGATAAAGAACGATTCGCTTATGTTGTTATGCACGAATATGACCATATCCTTGGGTACAAGCATCGGCAGATGGATAGGAATTATAATACTGCATGGGTTAGTGCATATGAATTTCGGGTAAAGGAGCCGAAGGTTAAAGTTAAAGAGAAGGTTGACATTCGGCTCGTTAGGTACGAGCATACTCAAAAGTTATTACAGAAAAAACAAATACAACTAAAACGGCTTCAGGCATCAATCAGGAAGTATACCAAACGAATGAAGTATTATGAGAAGATGCTGGTAGCTAAAAGCAATGTTAATGCAGGTCAAAATCAAACACCGGATACAATAAATGTTCCGGCAGAAAGTGAGGGAAAGTGATATGTATATTGTCAAGAAAGCTGTCCGTGATTATTGTAAGAAACAAAATCGCAGGGTCTCAAAAGCATTTATACAATTACTTGAAATAAAAGTAAATGATACTATCAATTATTACTTGCGAATGAATAGCAAGAGAACATTGAGACCGTAAGGAGAAAAATATTATGAAGCTACTCACGAAAGAGTTACTCAAGGCTTTTGCTGAACAGGGAAATACATCTAATAAGAATGCGTCAGAAATCAAGGTAATCGCAAAATTTTTTAATCCTGCCGGTGCAGGTACATGGTTTGCGACAGAATACGACGAAGATTATAAAGAATTTTTTGGCTATGCTAATTTAGGTGATGATGATTGTGCTGAATTGGGATGTTTTAGTTCAGTAGAACTCGCATCTTATAAGGGTCCATTAGGATTAGGAATTGAAAGAGATTTACATTTCCCTATCGGTAAGTATACGCTGAAAGAAATTGTAGATAGGAAGGGGCACCTGTAAATAAAGGATACCCCCCTTGACAAACTGTGTAATCTGTGTTATACTAATAGTGAAGGATAAAAATACTAAAATTTATAAAGGGAGGTAATTGAAAATGGTTGCAAACATTAATTCTCTTATGTATGTCGGCGAAAAACCATGGCACGGAGAAGGAACGAAGTTAGAGAATGTGGCGACCAGTGCCGAAGCAATTGAAGCAGCAGGGTTGGATTGGAAAGTGGAAAAGCGTGGATTATATTTTGCACAAACCGATGGGACGACACAATTAATTCCGGGTAAGTATGCGACTGTTCGGACAGACAATCAAGTGGCGTTAGGTATTGTTGGTAAAGTCTATACGCCTCTTCAGAATAAGGAAGCATTCTCATTTTTTGATTCAATCGTTGGTGTTAAGGAAGCGATGTATCATACCGCAGGGTCTTTGGGTAAAGGTGAACGGGTATGGATACTGGCGAAACTCCCGGGCTATATAAAGGTAACGAAAGATGATGTTATTGAAAAATACCTCTTATTAGCGAATTCACATGATGGCAGTTCAGCAGTTGAAATGATGTTCTCTCCTATAAGAGTCGTTTGTCAGAACACATTAAATTTCGCTATATCAACCGCAGATAAAAAGATATCTTTGCGTCATACTATATCTATCGGTTCTAAGATTGACGATGTCCGCAAAGAACTTGGTATTGTCAATTATCAATATCAGATGTTTGAAACTATGTCCCAGAAAATGCTGACAGTGAAAGTAACTCAACCGCAGTATGCAGAGTACCTTGAGAAAATTGGGTTGGTTACGAAGGATGAAGAAGGAAAACTGTCAACTCGGTCAGAGAATAACTATGAGACACTGGTTGAACTCTATGAACACGGCAAGGGCAATGATGCGAAAGCAGTTGCCGGGACTTTATGGGCAGCTATGAATGCGGTGGTTGAGTATGTAGACTATGTTCGTGGCACTGATGCGAGCCGGACAAAGAGCATCCTATATGGTAGCGGAGCTGACCTGAAACAGAAAGCATGGGATTTGGCAGTAGCGAAGATATAAGGAGTAACATATGGGTTTTTCCAAAGAGCGGGTTGAAAAGATTCTTGCGGTGATTGAGTATAAGTATAAACAGTGCAACTGTAAAGATGGGCTTGCCTGTGCGGTTCGTTATAAATGGATATTGAGATTCTGTGAGAATGAGTTGCAGGAGTTATTGAATATAGGTGTTACCCCTGACTGGCTCAATAAGAACGGGTACACAGCCCGGGTGGCAGTCAAGAAAGCGTTAGTTGAATATAAGATAATAGCATGGGAACAACGCTGGTATAGATAAAAGATAAAACAAATACAAAGGAGGCTGTATGAAAAAAGTAATTGCAGGATTGATGTTGATTGTATCGGTAGCATCGGTAACATTTGGATGTGTTTTATCTGACCCTTATTCTGCTTCATTATCGTTGCAGGAAGGTTTAGATAGTACCGGAAACCCTGCTATTGTTTCTGTAACGGTATCTGTTGAGGGTTATGGTTATGGCGATAGCGGATATTTTGTATTAGCACATTCAACTAATCCTATTGTTGAAAGTGATTTTACTAATGGTGAAACCGATACTGTTTCACATTTAGCGGTTACTGATAATTGGGAAATATCTGTTACTCCTGATGAAGGTGATTATGGAGCCACTAATTACTATGCCATAAAAATCATGGATTATGACCCAGATGTGACTATAATATCAGACACAGTAAGTTCCTATGTGCAGTCTCGTGAGGTTGACCATTATGAAATATCTGTTGCAAATTCGGTTACAGAAAAAACCCATTTTCCTGTGACTACAATACCCAAAAATAAAGAAGGTGCAACGATATTAAGTCTTATGCTTTCCACGGATGCTTTAATTACAGCCGTACATGCGGACGATGAATCATTAGCAGCTTCTGGTATGTTAGTTATTGTGAGTAAAACATGGGGAGGAGATTCAACCATAATTTTAACTCTTTCATATACAGCAGTGGAAGATATTAAGATAAAAATTGTAAGCAATGGGACAACATCGTTAAGTGATAGAATATCTGTCAAAGCGAAACCATTGACTGATGTTGACTATTTCGTAGTGTCTGTTGATAGCACAGTTACGGCAGGCACAAGTTTTCCTGTAACTGTAACGGGCAAAGATTCCGCAGGTGTTACAATTCCTTTTAATTTAGACGATAGTGCTTTAATTCAACCCATACTCGCATCTGACGAATCACTTACGGGTTCAGATGTTCTGCGTGTTACATCCCCTAAAACATATGAAGGTAATTCAATATTGTTACATTATGCTTATACGAAAGCAGAAGATATTAAAATAAAGTTTTCCTATGATGGGAAAGTTGCATTAAGTAATACATTAACTATTATGGCGGGGACATTGGTTGATATGGATGTAGAAGCTAGTCCTTCCTCTATCATATCTGGGCAATCGTCAGACATCACATCATGTTTGTGGGATATATATAGTAATCGCATAAAAAGCATCAAGATACAATTCAAAGTCAACAAAGGTAAAGGTAGACTCGATAAAGAGGAAGGCGAGAGCGATGTCACTGGCAAAATTAAAATAAAGTTTTTTGATGATAATGGTAAACCCGGAATCAATACAATAAATGTCACTGCTTTGCAGTTATCTCAAGATATTCAGATTAATGTTGCGGTCTTGGTATATGGGAAGAATGGCGGAACGATTGTTGCTAGCGAAGACCCTAATACACAGGTTGTTATCCCGCCTGATGCGGTTTCTGGGGATGTCCAGCTTATGATTAAGACCGGAGACGAATTATCAGATGAAACAAAAGATAAAGTTAATCATGCGAATGATAAAGCAGTAGACAGTATGTGCGAGGATAAGGTCAGAGGATTTGAGTGCAAAAAAGACGATGGTTCTGATTATGGCGATTTTGATGATTTGGTGACTATTGAGATACCGTATACTGATGATGATAATGACGATGTTGTTGATGGTACCTGTATAAAAGTTGACGACCTCAAGGTCTGCCGATTGAACGAAGATACTGAATGTTGGGAAAAAGTTAATGATGGCGGTTGCAATGAGATTGATAAAGAGAGAAAGGTTATAAAAGCGCAGGTCGGACATTTCTCTACCTATAATATCGGTGCGCTATCGTCTTCTGGTTTATCTGAATTTCGGGTCTATCCGAATCCGATTAATTTCTCAAAATCAGTACGCAATACACTGAAATTCGGGAACTTGCCTCAAAATACCAAAATAGAGATATACGATATTATCGGCAGATTAGTTCGGTCAATCAATAGTCTTGATAGTAGTAATGTGGAATGGGATGGGAAGAACGAGTCTGGCGAGTCAATAAGCATGGGATTGTATATTTACTTACTGACAGATAGCAATGGCAATAAAAAGACGGGCAAAATCGGCGTACAAAAATAAGGAGGAATAAAACAATGAAGAAATTAATTTATGTTGTACTGATGGTGGTGGCAAGCACAGGGTTGGTTCAAGCAAAGGATGTAGGGTCGGCAAGTGCGCAGTTCCTTGCCATCCAACCGGGTGCAAGAGCTAACGGTATGGGCGAGGTCGGAGTATCATTGGTCAATGACGTAAGCGCATCATACTGGAACCCTGCTGGATTAGTAGAGATTGAACGAATGGAGATAGGGCTGACACACATGCTTTACATCCAGTCGTTAGGGTATGATAATGTATCCTACGCAGTACCAATGGGTAAATATGGCACGCTGGCGGTATCTGTGCTGGCTCTGTATTCAGGTAAGATAGATAAGACTACAGAAGACAGCGCAGGCAATTATGTGGCAACAAACGATACATTCAATACAATGGAATCAGCTATTTCGCTTGGTTACGGGGTCAAAATAATGCAGAATTGTGCTTTTGGTGTCAATTTGAAGACAATATCACAGCGGATAGGTGATGTATCAGCATCGGGCTTTGCAGGCGACGTAGGTGCAAAATACAGCCTTACCGATAGTATTAAAGCTGGCTTGGCTGTCCAGAACATTGGTCCAGCCATCAAAGGTGATAGCTTGCCTACTGTTGTTAAAGCTGGATGCCATACGAGTATCCGGTCATTAATTATAGCAGTAGATGGCGATTATGCGCTAGCAGGCGGGATGAGTTATGGTATTGGCACAGAGTATAGCATTATGAAAATGCTATTTATTCGTGGAGGATATAATACTCGGTCTAATGTCAGCGGGATGTCTGGATTACATGCAGGGGTAGGATTTAATTTAAAA